AGGTTTGTTGATAAGGTTGCAGGGTGTACTTTGACTTTAGACGTTGCTCTTTACAACAATGGGACAATATGCTAAGAGATGAGATAATACAAGAATTAGAACGCTTTAAAAAGTATGTAGTAAGCCAATCACGTGCTAACTTAACGAGAGGAGGGAAAAACGTTTCTAAGAAGCTTTACAACTCAATCAAGGGAGAAACATTCACGAGCAAAAAAGGTTCGTCTATCGGTCTGTATTTTGAAATGGAAGACCATGGAAGCTACCAAGACCAAGGTGTAAGGGGTAAGACTTCAAGCAATCGTGCGCCTAACTCACTTTATAAGTTTGGAACAGGTACAGGACCAAAAGGAGGATTAACAGAGGGTATTAAAGGTTGGGTAAAAGCAAAAAGAATACAATTCAAAGATATTAAAGGGCGGTTTATGAGTTATGAACAAACAGCTTTCATTATTACAAGGTCTATATACAACAAAGGGTTAAAACCAAGTTATTTCTTTACGAAGCCATTTAACAAAGCATTTGAAAGATTACCTAATGATATAGTTGATAGATATGGTTTAGTGTTAGAAGAATTATTAAAACAACAATTAAAATGAGTGGACTTATAAACGTTTTCACAAGATCACCTTACATAGTTTCAATTAGTGACGCTAATTTGGTTGAGGCAAAGATTGAGATATATTTATCAAATACAATTGGAACGCTACCTGCTTCACCTCAATATACTTTAACTAAGCCTATTCCGAGCAGTAATTTAACTGAAATAGTATTTGATATATCACCATATTTAAGAGAATATATAAATAATTCTACACCTCAGACTTTAGGAGCGAATATAGATAGCTTAAACACAAATGAATATTGTTACGCTTATATTGAGATATATAAAAACACAGGCACAGGGCTTGAGTTTGATACAGGGGATAACTACATTGGTGTAAATGGTTACACCTCATTTGAAGATGGGGCTAATTATGATAATAGTAGTTTAGGTGCGTTTTCAGAAAGTGGAACATATTATTATCATCCTGAAGACACAGCGAGTTCTATCGGTCATGTAGGGCTATTAAAATTTACTGGTACATCTTTAATTACATCGGCTGTGTACACTAATTCGGTAACGGGCGCAGTTACTACAATAGATTTAAACGGTGCTGGTTCTAATCCTTCGCAATTTCGAGTAATTCCAAGGGTATTAAGTGCCAACTATTACAATGGCAACAACCTTAAATTAAAAGTTGGATCTAATGTTTTAATAAATATGGACTTCAAACCAATTATAGAATGTAAATATACACCCGTTAAAATAGATTATATTGATAAGTTCGGTATGTGGAATTTCCTATGGTTCTTTAAAGCATCAAAAGAAAATATTTCTACAACTTCAAAACAATATAACCTAAAGCAAACTTCGTGGGATTTTAATCCGATTTATGGAGTTTCTAAATTAATAAACAAAACAGGACGTAAAACATTCACATTAAATAGTGGTTGGATGGAAGAAGGAAACAACTTCCAAATAGAGCAATTGATGTTAAGTGAAAGAGTTTTGATGGATGGTAAGCCTGCAGTATTAAAAACAGATAAAACAGAATTATTTAAACATTTGAATGATAAACAGTTTAGTTATCAAATGGAGTTTGAATTAGCTTTTGATTTAATACAGAATGTAAAATGAGACAGGTTGACATTTGGATTGAGAATGAAACTCAAGGAGTATATGACAAAATCGAGCTATTCCAGGATGAGGAAATTATTATTAATAGTTCGATTCAAAACGTACAAGATATATCAAAGGTGTTTACTGATTTTAGTCAGACATTTACCATTCCTGCGAGTTCAGAAAATAATCGAATATTTAAGCATTATTATGAGAATGCTATTGACACTACAATAAATCCAAATTATAGACGTAACGCATATATTGAGATTGATCTAAGTCCATTTAAGAGTGGTAAAATAGCTATTGAGAAAGCGAATATTGTAAACGATAAAGTAGAAAGTTATACAATTACATTTTACGGGCTTGTAATATCACTAAAAGATAAGTTTGAAAAGTTTAAATTAGTTGATTTAGATTTTACCGATTTGAATTTTGAAAATACTTTAAACAATATTAAATCAATAATATATACTGATGCTGATTTAGACATATGTTTTCCTTTAATATCTACACAACAAGGGCGTGTTTGGAATTATGGTTTAGCAGACTCAAACGACATTACCACAACTACTGGAGCTATTGATTATTTAGAACTAAATCCTGCAATTAGAAGTAAAACAATTTTAAATAAAATAGCAGCTAAATGCGGATTGACATTTACAGGCGCATTTTTAAGTGACAGGAGATTTACACAAGCTTACCTTTGGTTTCAAAATGATAAAGAAAAATTGCCACGTACAGGAATGCAGTTTAGTTTTTTTAATGATATTAGTTTATACTATACAGCATTTAATCAATTAGGTCAACAATTTTCTTTATCTAAATACTATTTAAATACTGCTCCGCTTGACCCTCCATTTTACGAGCAAGATTTATTTGATTTACAAAATGCAACTATTGGTATAGAAAATGTATTTGGTTTAGAATCAACTATTAATAATATAACATTTAATTTTACAAGTTCTTCTGGTGCAACCAAAATATATATTAAAATATTAATAAACGGAAAATATTATTATGAGGTTGAGGGTGTTAGTGGTACAGATATAATAGCTGTTAGTGGTCAATTACAATCTTTAGTAAAAGGTAACTATTCATTTTATATACAAACAGAAGACCCAACCACGTTAACAGGAACAATGACAGCTAACATAGCTCGAAAAGGTTTTTCGTATGTGGATGGTGGTAACGTATATACAAGCAACGCACAAGTTTTCAAGTATGTTTCCGACTTACAATCTAAGACATTTACAGCACAACAATATAACGTAAATGATTATATTCCAGACTTGACATTTGAGGATTTTATAACGTCAATTTTAAAAACTTTCAACCTTACAATCATCCCAAGGTCAGAAACTGAATTTGAATTAATACCGTTAAATGATTTCTATTCTAAAGGAAAAATTTACGATATAACTCCATATGTAGACATTGACGATATTACCATTTCAAGAATACCATTAAGCAAAAAGAACGAGTTTAAACATGAGAAAACAAACAACTTTCTAAATGAACAATATTCAAAAGCTTCGATTCAAACACGTGAGTATGGTGACTATATCTATTACGATGAAAATTTAGAAGATGGGGAGTTTAAGATTGAGACTAAATTTGGCGATATATCAACGGTTAAGTTAGCAACTAATATGTATGTTGGTTATGCTTTAGATAAAGCGTATAATCCACAGATACAAGCTCCATTATTATTATATAAAGGATCAAAAAGAGTAAAAACTTTTAAAATAACAGATGGTGTAAATTATGATAATATTAGTGGATACATTGAGTTTGTTCAAGAAACTACAATCGATGGCACAAGGTATTCTATACATTTCTCAAATGAATTAAGTGTAAAGGATGGAACTACTTTATACAACAATTTATTTTCGCAATATTACGCTTCTTATTTCTTTGGGTTAACTAATCCTAAAAATAGATTAACCAACGTTACAACTACTTTTCCTTTATCGCTACTAACTAAAATTAAGCTTTACGATAGGTTAATTATACGAGATAAAAGATACATTATAAATGATATTAAACAGAATCTAACCACGAGTGAAGTTGAGTTGAATCTGTTGCATGATTTTAGACAAGTTATCAATGCAACGTTACCAAATGCTTTACAAAGTGGTGGTCAAATGTCTTTTATTATGCCCGCCCCTGATGGAGGTAGTGCGCAAATGAACTTTGAAATATCATTGGATACAGAGGACGGAATCGCATATGAAACAGAAAATGATTTATTACTATTAACTGAATATTCACAACAAGTAAGTGGAGGAAGTCAATTAGTTACTATTGTTTACCCACCTATTCAAGAAACAACTTATTTAATCGACAGCTCAGGAAATGAGTTAATCACAGATAACGGATTAAACATAGTTTCAAATGAGGCAACAGGGAACTACTTTACATTAACATTTACGCTATTCTATGAGGATGGTAGCGAATACACACAACCTTATAACGTTTACTACGAATGATTTTAAACATTTTACAACTATTAAAAGTTTCTGATTTCTACGGACAATCGGAAATTATAGACATTGCAAAGGGTCGCAATGAGTTAGACTATTCTATTAAGAAGACGTACAAGAGAGAGAAAAGAAAGTTATTAAGTAAAGCTTATAAGAATGGCAACTAAGAAAGTTATAGAGATTGAGGTTAAGGATAATTTAGATAAGACGTCTAAGGGAATAAACGACTTAAATAAAGAGGTAAAAGATTTAACCAATAGTGCTGATAGGTTAGACAAAGAGTTTGAAGATGTATCTAAAACTTTTGATGAAGTATACGGAGATTTAAAGCCACTTACAGCACGTTTAGGAGAGGCAGAAGATAGGCTTTATGAATTAGCATTAGCAGGAAAACAAAACACTGCTGAATACAAAGAACTATTAAAAGCAACTGCAAATTTTAGACAAGTTCAGATTCAAACTGATATGGTTGTTGATTCTGCTGCTCAAACAATGTCGCAAAAATTAGGAGGAGCTTTACAAGGTGCTGCGAGTGGTTTCTCATTGGTTCAAGGTGCAATGGGATTAGTTGGTGTTGAAAGTGGGGAGATTGAAAAAGCATTATTAAAAGTTAATAGTGCTATGGCTTTGGCTCAAGGTGTTGAGGGTGTACGAATGGCAATACCTGTATTTCAAGGTTTAGCCACAACAGTAAAAACACAATTAGTTACAGCATTTACAACATTAAGAGGTGCAATTATAGCTACTGGTATTGGTGCTTTAGTTGTTGCAGTTGGGTTTTTACTTCCTAAAATAATGGAATGGGTTAGTTCATCAAACACTTTAGAAAAACAACAGAACAAATTAAATAAAACATTAGAAGATCAAAACAGAATATTAGACAATAATGCAAGGGAATTGTCGAGAGCGCAAAAAAGACAACTTGATTTAGCTAAGGCTTCAGGCGCAACAGATCAAGAATTATTAAACTTAAGAAGAAAACAACAAAAAGATACTGAAAAAATATATGATAGGGACGTTCAAAATTTAGATGAAGCGATTAAAAAAAGACGTAACCTTTATATTAGCGCTTTTGTAGATGAAGATTTTGAAAGAGCTAAAGCTATTAATAAAGAAATTAAAGATTTAACAGAGCAAAGAGTTGAGAAATTACGTCAAAAAAGATATGAAAGAGAAGATTTAAAAGATGCTCAAGACCAATTATTAGCGCAACAAAAACAAGATGCTAAAAACCAATTACAACAAGATAAAACTTTAAAAACTGAAAAGGTTAAGGTTAAAAAAGAAGAGCGTTCGGAGTTAGATGCAATTGATACTTTACCATCAAAGAAAATACAACAAGTAATTGACGATGGTACAAAAGAATTAGAGTTAAGAGGTAAACTTAATGAAATGATATTGGAGCAAACTTTGTTACCAATAGAGTTAGAGAAATTAGCAGTTGAAGAAAAATATTCATCCTTAGAATCACAAGCTCAAAATAACGCTGAAGTACTTGCAGAAATAGAAATTGCTAAAACAAACGACCTTACAAAGATTAACGAAAAGTATAGAAAAGAACAAGCGCAAAAGGATTTAGAATTACAACTAAACAAAGTGCAAATAGCATCAAGTACATTTAGTGCTTTAGGTGCGTTAACTGAAGCCTTTGCCGGTAAGACAGAGGAAGAACAAAAGAAAGCTTTTGAGGTTAAGAAAGCCTTTGATATAGCTCAAGCTGTGTTGGATGGATATAAGGCAGTTTTATCGGCTTATGCTGCCACTCCAGGAGACCCAATCACAAAAGGAATTGCAGCGGGTGTTGCTGGTGCTTTTGCTATTGCTCAGATTCGTAAAATAGAACAAGCTACATTTACCCCAAGTACACCAAGCATTGGAGGAGGTGGAACAGGAGGACAGCAACAACAAGAAAGAATACAAGCTCCTACATTCAACGTGATTGGAGAAGCTAACCAAACACAACAAGTAAGTGAAAAACCGATTAAAGCTTATGTAGTGAGTGGAGAGGTAACAACGCAACAATCTTTAGACAGAAATAGATTACGCAACGCAACGCTTTAAAATAGTTATTAGGTTATGAAGGAAGTGGAATTAAAAATATCGGACGAGTCAGTAGATGGAGTTTTCGCAATTTCATTGGTTGATCGTCCTGCAATAGAGGAGGAGTTTATTTTGTTATCAAAAATAGATGTTCAATTCAAAGTTATAGATGAGTTAAAACGTGAAGTTGTAGGTTTGGTTTTAGTGCCTAACAAAAGAATACTTCGCATGATGAATGGAGAGAAATTTAATATTTATTTCTCAGAAGAAACGATCGCACAAACTCAACTATTATGGATGAAAAATAACTATTCCAAAAATGCAACTTTAGACCACGAGGTAAAAACGGATGGAGTTACATTTTTTGAAAGTTGGATAGTTGAAGACGAAAAACAAGATAAGTCTAATTTATACAACCTAAATGCAAAAAAAGGTAGTTGGGTAATAAAGGCAAAGATTGAAAATGATGAGGTGTTAGAAGGTATAAAAGATGGTACTTACAATGGTTTTTCAATAGAGGGCAAATTTGATGGATTAAACCAATTGTCAAAAGTTGACGAAGAATTGGAATTGATTAAGGATTTTTTAAAAAGTATATAATGGAAAAAAAAGTAAAAGCTCCTGCAAGTAGAAAAGGAGGAAAACAAGCGTGTCTTTGTGAAGATGGTACGTACAAAAAAGAATGTTGTAATGGTAGCACAATAGCGCAAGGAATTTATCAAGTGTCAGAGCTATCAACTGCTGAGATAATTCACACAATTACACCTAAAACATTTGTAAACGGCAACGAAATTTAAACCAATAGTTAATTAGTTATGAAGACAGAAATTTTACAAGCAATAAACACGCTAAAGACTTACCTTGGAATGGAGGTTAAGTTAGAGCAAATGAAGTTAGTTGATGGTGCAACTTTGGAGGCTGACAAATTCGAGGCTGGTTATTCCGTATCTGTATTAAGTTCAGAAGGGGAGATGGTTCCTTTGCCTGTTGGAGAATACGAATTAGAAAGCGGAATGGTATTAGTAGTTACTGAAGAGGGTGTAATTGCTGAAGTTAAAGAAAAAGAAGCAGAGCAAGAAGTTGAAGTAGAAGTTGAAGCATCAACAGAAACTAAACAAGTAGAAGCACAACCAAAAAAAGTTGTTGAATCTAAAGAGTACCATTTTTCATCTGAAGAGATTAAAGCTTTGATTGATGAGGTTGAGAATTTGAAAAAAGAAATCATTGATTTAAAATCTGAGAAGTACGTTGAAGAACAACCGACTGATACAGTTGAATTTTCAAAACAAGAAGAGGCTAAACCAATTTCCTACAATCCTGAGAATACAACTCCTATGGATTGGACTGATTTAACTCCTAAAGCTCCTATGAGTGGATTAGACAAAATTTTAGAAAGAATATATAACAAATAAACAAAAAAGATATGGCTACAAGTTTATCATTAACAACAAGTTACGCAGGTGAATCATCTGCGAAGTGGGTGTCTGCTGCATTATTAAGCGGTAACACATTAGCGAATGGAGGTATGACAATTTTACCTAACATTCCTTACAAAACAATTTTGCATAAATTAGGGACTGATGGTCTTTTGAAAAATGCAACGTGTGATTTTGATCCAACATCAACTGTAACAATCACTGAACGTTCTTTAACGTTGGAGCAATTCCAGGTGAATGTTAATTTGTGTAAATCAAACTTTATTACTTCATGGCAATCTGCTGAGATGGGATTCAGTGCTAACAAAGTACTTCCTAAATCTTTTCAAGATTACTTTTTAGCTTATATGGCGGATAAGGTTTCTGCTGATGTTGAAACTTCTATTTGGAGAGGTGCTAACGCAACTGCTGGTCAAGTTGATGGTATTGCTACATTGATTGCTGCTGATGCTAATTTACCTGCTGCACAAGAAATCGCTGGATCTTCTGCAATTTCTGCTGCTTCTACAGTAATTACTGAGTTAGGAAAAATTATTGATGCTATTCCTGCTGCTTTGTATGGTCGTGAAGATTTAAGAGTGTATGTTCCTCAAGGGGTGGCACGTGCCTATGTTCGTGCGCTTGGAGGTTTCGGAGCTTCAGGATTAGGTGCTAATGGTACAGATGCAAAAGGTACACAGTGGTACTCAATGATGAACGATTTATACTTCGATGGTGTTAAATTATTCGTTGCAAATGGATTGGCTGCTAACACTGCTATCGCTACAACTATCGACAACCTTTATTTTGGTGCTGGTTTGATGTCGGATTTGAACGAAATCAAAGTTATTGATACTTCTGAGATTTTAGGAGACCAAAATGTAAGATTTGTAATGCGTGCAGGAATGGCTGTAAACTATGTTAACGCTGAAGAGATTGTAACGTACGGAATTACGAATTCTGCAAATTAATATTAAATAATTGTAATTAGGGTGGTGCAAAAAACACCGCCCTTTTTTTTTGAACTTAAAAATATAAAAATATGAGCTGTGAAATTTTAATTGGACGTGCGGAAACTTGTAAAGATTCTGTCGGAGGTCTTAAGAATGTTTACTTTATTAATACAGTGCCTGTTGCAACGTTTGACACTACACCAGTAGAGGCTACGGATGTTATTTTAAGTGCTACTGGGGTAACACAATTGTTTAAATTTGAACTTAAAGCAAACGAAAATACATATGTTGAAACTATCGTATCTGATAGAAACAACGGTACAACTGTATTTCAACAAGCTTTGAATTTGAAATTAAAGAAACAAGATGCAACTACCCACAAGTATTTAAAATTATTGGCTTATGGTTTAGTTAGAGTTGTAGTTGAAAACAATTCAGGACAGTACTTTTTAGCTGGTTTAGATAGAGGAATGGACGTTACGGGAGGAACAATAACGTCGGGCGGAGCCTTACAA